GAGCGCAGCCGTCTAAAGGCAGGTTGTAAGCGAAGTGACATCATGGTCGCCATGAGCAAGGCGCATTTTCAACTTTGCACATCGATGACAAAGGGCTGGTTCGCTCGATTTCTTATTTTGAACCGACACAAACTACTTTCGGAGTACAAAGAACAATGGATACCACAAATCAACAAGGCGCTTTTGGTTCTCTCGACGACACCACGTCAACCGAATTGACACATGAAACTCTTGCCGCCCTCGTCGCGACGGATCCGGTTGCGGCTGTCAAAGTGATTGTTTGCCACGGTGAAGACGGCGTCGATTCTTTGCGCACATCAGAAATCGTTGAGTATGCTGAGAATTTCCACAGCAAGTATCGTCCATCTGAACCATTCCTTGGACACTACCTCTTGATCGTCGACGAAACTGGCGGTGACGAAGGCGGTGGCGAGTACGTCGAGCGTATTATCGGCATTCACACTGGTGATAAAGCCTGCACGAGCTTCGTGCAGATTACTGGTTGCTACTACAGCAACGACGGCACGTACTGGGATGACGACCAAATTAAGCGTGTCTACCCACGTGAAGTCACGGTCATTCAATACTTCGACACACCATGAAGAACAGTTACGCCATCGTTGACGCAGCAGAGATCCGAGCCGCGTGCGAAACTTACCTTAAGTTTCGCCAAGACAAAATAGATCGTCAGACTGAGGAGATGATTCAGGCAGAAATGAATCGCACATTCTTCAAGGCGAAGGATCGTGATGTAGCGCGCAAGCGCTGCGCTGAATCAATCAACATGCTGCACTTCCGTGGAGGGTACTGGGCACGCCGGGTTGAAGACCTCCTCAAACTTACTACTCTGGCGGTTGACGGAAACATTCGATTGAACTCCGACGACGCATCACTTCTAGGAGATTACCTGTGAAACAAGAAACCGCACTGAAGCTTGCAGCGTCATCCAAGAATGCGGACCTGCAGAAACTTCTTACCGCGTGGGTGCGAGCACTTCTCAACGACAACGGTAAAGACGTCGATGAAGACGATCTACAAGTAGCGCGAATCATCAACAATGAGGTTGATGGCGAAACCGCCTTGGACTTGACAATTGTGCAAGTCGATCGAGATTCACGCTATGACGGCGAAACGTTCAATGACACGTATGTGATCAAGAACGCCAGCACCGGTGAAATCTTGAACTATTTTCGTGTGTCTGGTTGCTACTCTTCGTGGGATGGCACCGAGGTAGACGATGAAATTGTTTTGGTCATGGCACGCAATGTTGTCGTTACGCACTTCTACACGAAGGATGAACTGAAAGCCGCTACCAAGAACGGCGTTGTCTTCGCTGACGTCTGACCTGAAATGAGTCAGCATCGGGTTGACGTATAGGGAACAATCCAAACTTGCAGCGCTAAATAGAATCGCCTGACATTCAGTCAGCAATGTTTCTATTTTGACACTTTCAAGTTTGGAGTTTCTATGTCTCTTTCAATCGCATCCAGTCTGGCCGACATTCAAGCCGCCAAGACCTCCGAGTTGCTTGCGTTCTACAACGCCCACCGCAACCCAATCCAGAAGTTCCGTGATCGTGCAAGCGCTGAACGCCGCATCGCCGACCTGATTCAACGATTGCCACTTGAGTGGCGTTGTTGTCCATACCAGGAACTGAAAGCTGCCGCACCAACTGCCCCAGCCGCTCCAACCACCGCTCCCGCCTCCATTCAAGCTGTCGTCACAAACGCCGCTCCTGCGAACGCGAAGACGTACCTCGACATCATTCGTGACCACAGCGGTTCGATGAGCAGCCTCCGTGAGCCTGCAAAGCGCGACTTCAACGGTCTGATTGGCTCGACAAAGAAGGCCGCCGGCACACACGGCATCAGGACCGTCGTGTCTGTGCACGAATGCGGTGGTGGTATCCGCCGCCCTGTGACGCTCACGCCTGTCGAAGATGTTCAGATGCTGCAGAACTACAGCACTGGTGGCGGCACCCCGCTGTTCGAGTCCGTACTCGACGCGATCGAACACCTGAAGCGCGTTCCTGACTACAACGACCCTGAAGTGACCTTCATTGTCGCAGCGACTACTGACGGCCAAGCAACTGACCAGCACCGCGCAAGCGAAATGATGCGTCAAATCCGTGAGCTCCAAGCCACAGATCGCTGGACGTTCGTTTTCCGCGTACCTCGTGGCTACGCACGAGACCTCATTCGGCTCGGCGTGGAACCTGGCAACGTCCTCGAATGGGACCAAACCGAGCGCGGCTTCGCTACCGCCGCAGCGCAGAACGACCAGGCGATGGCCGACTTCTACCAAGCGCGTTCCAGTGGTACGAAGAGCTCCCGCACGTTCTACACGTCAGCTGCCAACATCACGGAAGCCGACGTCAAGAACAATCTCGGCGACATCAGTGCTGAAGTCCAGCTGTTCCCTGTGGCAGCCAAGGAAGAAGGCAGCCAAATCCGCGACTTCGTCGAGAATCGACTGGGCGGTGCACCGATGCTGAAGGGTGCCGCGTTCTATCAGCTCGTCAAGACCGAAGACAAGATCCAAGACTACAAGCTCATCGCCATCCGTGACAAAGAGTCTGGCGCGATCTACTGCGGTCCGATGGCTCGACAACTGATCGGTCTGCCACAGTACGGTGACGCCCGCGTCCGCCCTGACACCGCTGGCAAATGGCAAGTGTTCGTGCAATCCACGTCTGTGAACCGCAAGGTGAATGCTGGTACACAATTGATGTACTGGCCGAACGTTGGCAAGAACTTCACGGAAGGCAAGAGCGCTCGATGAACACGGTCGGTCCATTCTTTCTTGTGCGAAAGGTTGGAACCGATGTGTACGAAACAGGGGCTGGCATGTACGCCGTCCCTAAACTGTACACGCGTGGTTCGGCAACCAACTTAAAAAATCGCCGAAACAAACAAGCAATTGCTTACAACAGGCCTGATCGATATGAGATCGTTCCGGTCGAGTTCAAGCTCGGAGATCCGCTATGATGCCGCATATTCACTTTTGTCATTACCAATTCTGGCGACGGCTCGAATAGCATTCATTGGGTTCGCGATGATGAGACCCTTGATCGCATGGAAGAGCTTGCCGATGAAGGCGATGAAATATACGCAAGTGGTGACGGGTTACAGGTACGCACCTTAGTTTTTCCTGACGGCTTTGATGTGGATGCGTGGGTGAAAACGAATGATCTTCGAGTCAAGACACTCGAAGATCTGAATTGACACCGGTGCACTTCGTTTAGATAGACACTGAGCTCTATTTGAGGGGTCTTTCGAGGCCCCTCGGCCATTTCTGGTGGTCCCATGTTGGATCTGCGTTGTGCTGAAGAAACCATTACGATTCACAGTATGGCATTTGAAACAGTCAGCGAGTATAAAAAGCGTCTCAAAAATATTGGCATCAGGGAGATTGGTGCTGGATATTTTTCGCATGTGTACGCGCACCCTAAGCAATCTGACGTGGTTGTCAAACTCGTAGCGAAGCAGGATCCTCGGTACATCAGATACGCGAAGCGTTGCATGAAGGTCGACAACCGATGGATGCCAAAGGTGCTTGGAATAACCAACGCCACGTTCATTACCAAAGGGAAAAAAGGCCCTCCAAAGGTCAAACGACAAATCGTGTTCTTGGAGCGCTTGCGCAAAGCAAAAATTCGTGAGATTAAGGCCGCTGTCAAGAGCATTCTTCAAGGTGTAGATGTCGACCACGACTACTACGTGACCTTTGATGACTTTGATCGACAGACATGGCGAGACATCTGGAAGCAATCTCCATGTAAAGACACACGGCAATTTGCTGAGATCATGTATCGCTACTGCCCAGAGGACATCCACAACGATAACGTCATGATGCGAGGCGATCAGCTTGTGTTCACAGATCCAGTTGCCTCGCTCTAATGCATAAATAGGCGCATGCGCACATTCATCACCGCCCTCATTCTGGCACTCTCATCGAGTGTCTTCGCTGCCCAGCAACCGCCGCTGCCTCTCGACCAGTGTAAGGTGGAGGCGCCATACGGTTTCCCGTTAGACAAGAAAACCAGCGTCACAAAGATCTGTCGTAAAGGGTACGTGCTCGAGCACGACAACAACGCAAAGATCCCAGTATGGGTCTCCTATACGTTGATGCCAAACAATGTGGTAGGTTGCGTGAAGCGTTCGAACAAGTACGCTACTGACAAGAGCCTTCCACGTGGCAGTGCTGCTACGCCAAAGGATTACGCCAAGTCCGGGTATGACATGGGTCATCAAGCAAATGATGGCGACATGGGGTGGGACATGCAAGTTGAAGAGGACTCATTTATCCTCAGTAACATGACACCTCAACTACCAGGATTCAACCGCGGCATTTGGAAGAAACTTGAGGATCACGTGCGTGGGTGGACACTGAGTCGCAAGCATACATTGCTGATCTACGCTGGTCCGGTCTACAACCGCAAACAGGATGAAATGATCGGCAAGGGTATGGTTACCGTACCTCACGCGTTCTACAAGATCATTGTGGACACGGTGACGAATGAAGCCATGGTCTTTTTGTTCCCGCATGAACCGGCGGACGACGATCTTGAAACTTTCATGACATCGCTTGCTGAGGTGCAGAAGGAAACAGGCATCACGTTCCCTATGCCAAAGGGTGTCAAATTCTCGAATGACATGTGGAACGTCGTGTTTAAGACTGCCATCTCTGCTCGCCGAACCGTGTGTTCATTGAAGTAAAAGTTTTGGTACCAAAATGTGAGCCGGTAAACATTTTGTTTAGGCCGTAAAAGAAAAGTCGGGCCCCGCTCAAAACGTAATCAAAATGTACGCTAACGTGTACATCCCGGGATCCAGGATCGTCACTCGCCTTGAACCCTAAGAAGTACCACTTCATCTACAAAACGACTTGTCTCACAACAGGTCGTTTCTACATCGGCATGCACAGCACCGATGACAAGGATGATCTGTATCTCGGAAGTGGCAAGCTTCTGCTTCGCTCAATCAAGAAGTACGGACGCGAGAAGCACGTTCGTGAAATCATTGAGGAGCTCCCTGATCGAGAGTCACTCCGTCTTCGAGAGGCAGAGATCGTCACCCTGGAATTGGTGAAGAATCGACGCTGCATGAACGCAGTCGTTGGTGGAA